TGGGTCCCTTCCCACGTTTCAGAAATGCAGCGTGGGGCCGCGGTTCTTCCTCAATTAGAGTACATCGACTTAAGGCCTCAATGAGCGCCATACGCCGATAACTCCCGTCCCCTTGCGGGGGCCTCGTCTCTAGACTTGAGAGAGCCTTGATCATCTTACCCGAATCTGATATCGGAGATTCCTGAACTGTTCCTCTTACGGAATAGCCAGACACCTCATAGCGATGCAGATCCTTATTCCACCATCCGCCTTGCGGCGATCCGGTGAAATAAGATTTTCGGCCAAGAATAGGAGAATTAACACCAACAACAGGAAAACGAGTCCCGAGTTGTCGTTCTAGGAGAGCGAATACCCAGTTCGAAGTCGCCCATAACCCGTTTGAGTACAGGTTATTTGCAAATTCAACGCTGGATACGGTTTCTTCAACGGAAGACAAACTAGAAGGAAAGGTGCTGCGTAGGTATATTGGGTTAACCAACGTACCCTCGTAGGCATCTACGCCACAACTTTCCCGAAACAAGCCCTTGTGAAAGGACTTAGAGTCGTTGACTTTGAGACCGAAGTACTCAAGGCCTAGTTTGATGTACAGAGCATATCTGTTCTCGGCAACTATGTCGTCGCCAAAGACAGTTACTTTGCGCGCATATTTTAACACATGCGCGCGTGTGATGCTTATGTTATCTACTGTCATCATCGCTAGGACCGAAATCCCAGCAAAGATGATGGCTTCAATCGGGAAGCAAACAGCAGAACCCATAGACGCGAACTTTCTCAGTCGAATTTCCGCCCCATCGACACTAAGTCGAGAGGAGCGGGCTCGAAAGAGAGCCTCGTGCATCTGTTTCCAAGGACGAGTGACGTAAGCCACGAGTCCAGCGGAGACACGATCTGATGCTTCGGATAGATCCAGGGTACATAGTGACCCACTAATGGAACCTATCCTAGCTCTTTCACCGTTTACCCTTTGATTGTCAATGTTAAGGACCCTACCTCCTGGACAAAAATCCAGATTACGGTAGATCTCCTTCATAAGCCCTTGCTGGGCCCATTGAATGATCGCTGGTTCGACGGCTATGAGACGAGGAGTCTTTAGCGTCTTCGGGACGAGAGCCAGCCGTGCAGGCTGCTCACGACCGACATCAATATTACACCTATTATCAGCACACCAACCACGTCCCAAAGAAGGGGCGCGGTAGTGACTGTAGGGGAATAATGGTTCGAGTCTCTCATAGTAGAGGCAGTCGTATTTGCCGTTGGCTGTGAAGCCTTCGGCGACTGCTCCTGGACCATTCTGGACGGATAGTTCGCCGCCAAGAATGCTATGATTGACCCTGCTGAAGCAGCCTCCAAAGAGGAATGAGATAATTGTCCGGAGATTCCGTGCATCGTCTCTTTTAACCTTTCTAAGAGGCACCACTTCAGTGTCGGTTTTCATAAACTTTACCTTTGCCGCCTCGATCCGCTCCTTGGAGCATTCGAGTTTGACTTTCTTAAAAAGACAAGTCAGCTGTCTTATGCCGTAGATGGCATCATGACACGGTTCTGGTAGCAGTTCACCACTGCTAAGGTCAAACACTTTAGAAGTCAAACCCTGGAGGAATCTAGGGAGAGACCGCGATCCGGAGGCCGCGAAGGCCGACAGATTTGCGCGTTCTATATAACCATCTTCAAGACCTCTGAGAAGAGCATCATTGAAGCTTGGAAGGGTTATCGTCAGAAACGAAACACCCTCGTGTTTGAACCGCCGCTCAACGTAAAGTAAATCACGCTGAGACGGTTTAGCTCTGATCTGATCACATACATCTACGTACATGATACGAAAGAGTCCTAACATGCTTTTCATCTTTCACTCCTATGGAATGTTTGATTCATGCTATGTTGGGACCCTCGATCCCGATCCACCGCAGTGATGCGCGTGGAGTGAGTACCCTTAAGATTCGCCTGAGGTAATCTTCCCGATGTTAGCATCGGTTAGAAAATCTTTCAGAGCCTTAACGATTTGGAGCTGTTCGGCATCAGTAAATCCGGAAACCGGAGTATTGATAACGACATGCGCCGACATCGAGTAGGACTGATTTACAGTCGGATCAAGAGGGTCTGCAGCTATCTTGGTCTTTGTGACCTTGACAAGCCGAGAGGTTTGCGTCTTCGTAATACGATGATTCACATCGAGGGTTAGGCCCTCGGTAGGATTCTCATACTTTGAAGTGCGCCCTTGGGTGGAAACCCGAGGTAAGCTCTTGGCTACTGCATTCACAGTCAGCGATTGAGGATCTGCAAACATAATTGGCATTCTTTCATGAATTGAGGCCCTTTAATTAGGCACCTCGAGGTTGAAGGAACTAGCACTACAGGCGAGAAAGCCCTAAAGCTGCTAGAATTGCCCCCTGTCTAAGGGACAATGATTGTGGATTACTTCCGAATCCGTATGGGTACCCCGCGACTCGTTGTTTAAATACGATCTCGCGCTTACTAGTGATAGTAAGAAGCCGCTGTGAACCGGTAGAAGAACCGATAATAGCAGGGTTAGTCGCAGTCGACCTAACCGTATTAGTGCCCATAACGAAGCCATAGTTTTGGACTAAATGATCAATTCCGAAATTAGAGAGATTCCCTAGGGCGTCTCCAAAAGTTCCGAACCAATCAGATAACCAAGACCATGGCATCAACTCGTACAAGAGTTTCGCGTCTATAGCGCCCCCAGCTTGGGCGGCGAGTAGACGGCGAGACCAACTGCCTGGAGGAAGACTAAGTTCTGGAACATAGAATCTGAAAGATCCTGTATACCAGTACTTTTTCTCATTTAGATGCGTAATAGATCGAACATAAGGCGCGAATAAGGTGTTGGTCGAAGGACCGATCCAAACTCCCGACTGTGTAAGACTAGACGACTCTATAGTCTCCCCCAGAGTAATGCGTCTACGAATATTCTTCCCATTATTATTAACGAGGAAGGCATATTTCTTAGCCAAATTACTTTGCAGGTTATAAAGGGCTTTTATATCGTTGAGAAGCGGCTTAGCGCCGAACTCATAACCGAGAAAATCACTGGCGGCATTCTTGACGGGATTCAATCCCCGTCTACTTATGCCACCCTGTGAAGTAAAGTCCTTCATTTCACCAATCATTTGCGCGATTGAAGCAACGGGCCTATCTGGGCGAGCTAAGGCATAGCCTCTGCTCCCCAGCCCGAACAACAACGTGCTCATGTCTGTCGGAGTAGCATAGGGAGATAACGGCGGCAGGGAAGCATAAAGCATACCCCGATACTGATAAAAACCTTTTCTACTCAATACTTCCTGATGACCGAGGTCACTAATCGAATGACGAACCGAAAAACCCACACCAGAACGGTATGGGGGTCCCGGGTTGCCCTGCGAGAAGATCAAATCATCAGTGAAGGTGGAGCCCGGTACGTTAACGGCGACTTCAGGATCAGTGTGGAATTTTGTATATCCCACATAACTGGTTCCTCTAGTTTTAGTTTTTGTTACCATGAGAAGGGCTCCATGACAGTAGTTGATGTGTACGTAGATGAATCAAAAGATCCAGAGCTGG